CAGTAGCGAGTCAGTTAGTTCCACAAGCTCTGTATCTTCTGTTAGTTCAACTTCTTCTGTTAGCTCAACTTCATCTGAATCAACAAGTAGCACCAGTTCGACTTCTTCTACCAGTAGTGAATCGGTTAGCTCTACAAGTTCTGTGTCATCACCATCATCTGATAGTTCAAGTTCTGAAGAGTCATCCATCAGTTCCATATCTTCTGAGTCTGTATCTTCAGTTTCGAGTTCTTCTATTAGCTCGGCGTCAAGTGAAAGCTCAACTTCTTCAGAGTCAACTTCATCAACAAGTTCTATATCATCTGAAAGCTCAAATTCTTCAGAGTCAACCAGCAGTACCAGCTCAACTTCATCTGGAAGCAGCCAATCTATTTCTTCGACTAGTTCCATATCAAGTTCGTGTTCACAGTCTGGCTCTAAAGAATCCAGTAGCTCTACCAGTTCAAGTTCCATTAGCTCAGTGTCATCTTCTTCTGTAAGCTCAGGATCGTCTTCTTCTAATAGTTCCTCGTCACAATCAGCGTTGTCTGGTTCTAAAAGTTCTATTAGTAGTGAGTGTTCATCAAGTAGTTCTGATTCAGAGTCATCAACTTCCTTGACTGCTGTTGAGGTTTTACAATACTTTGCGTATCCATATGACAAGTTAGCTGATGCTCCTGCTTCATCGAGTTCGACTTCTTCAGAGTCATCTGATTCAAGTTCCCGTTCAAAGACTGGAATCCCTGTAGATATTTACAAGCCAAACGTTGGTGACTTGATAACTTTATGGGAACTTGACCTAACGAGTCTTGGTGGTGCTGTATATCGTTTTACAAGTTCTACTTCTGAGTCTGGGGCAATTCGGGTGGCAGTTACATTTGATGGTGAGACATACTACCCAAGAGAGTTTTCTTCTTCTGGATTTGGTCATACTGGTAGAGGGCAACAGCCAAGGCCACAAATAAGGATAGCCGATGCTGATAACACTATACATGATTTGTGCGTGGCTTATCAAGATATGTTGGGGTGCGTAGTTAAAAGAATAAGAACATTAACTAGATATTTGGATGATGGAGTACAGGCTGATCCAGGAGCAAGATTTCCAATAGATGTTTATGTTATATCAAAGAAGTTGACTCAAAATAAAGTATTTTATGAATTTGAGTTGAATCCATATATGGATAAGGAAGGGAGAAAAGTTCCAGGCAGACTCATTCTTAAAGACGTATGCGAATTTGTTTATAGGCATTGGCAAAACTCATCGTTTGATTATAATTTAGAAAAGCCTTGTCCATATCATGGATCACTGTATTTTAAAAGAGATGGATCGTCTACTTTAGATGCTGGTGAAGATGATTGTCCTCATACTCTTGACGGTTGTAAAGCAAGGTATGGGACATATGGGCCAATGCCCTTTGGTGGATTTCCTGGAATGAACAGGTTGAAAAGATAATGAAACATTATTTTCAAAATCTGCATAAAGCTATATGGGTGAACGCTTATGAGTCATTCCCAATGGAAAGCTGTGGAGTGATAGTAAATGACGAGTTTATACCATGTAAGAATATTGCAGAAGATCCATATAAGAATTTTAAAATTGACAGAAAGGTGGTGACTGAATCATATATTAATGGATTGCAAGCGGTTATTCACAGTCATGTAAATTATCCTTATTTATCGAAGGAGGATATGGTAAGGAGTAGCAATACAGAGGTGCCTTGGGGAGTAGCTTTTATTCAAGGGCAAAGGAAAGCTGGTATTTATTTTTGGGGTGAAAATCTTGCAACTCAAGATTTTGTAGAAAGGCCATTTGTTTATGGTATTTATGACTGTTACTCATTGGTCAGAGATTTTTATTCTGTTGAGTTAAATATTAAACTTCCACCTGTTCATTCTAATTATGAGTGGTGGGAAAATGGGGAATCATTATTTGAGGATTTATTTGAGAAGTTTGGCTTTATTCCAATAGACAAGAGTAATGGTTATATTAAAGGTGATATTTTTATGTGGGCTATAGGTTCTGCCACCATTAATCATATTGGTGTATATGTAGGTGATGAGCTAATACTACACCACTTAAATGGCCGGTTATCAGGCACATGCGATGTTAAAGTTTGGGGAAGGTCAGCCGAATATGTTTTAAGGAGTAAAAGCATATGTTAAGGAATATATTTTTATATGGCAAACTAAAAGAGGAGTTTGGGCCTGTATGGAATTTAGATGTTGAATCAGTTGCTGAGGCAGCCCATGCAATTAATATGAATACAGATGGTAAGTTTGGACAGGTAATAAGAGATATGTTTGTTGAAGTTGTTCGTGGAGATGAACTTGAAAGTGGGGAGAAAATTGATAAGTCACTAGCAACTTTTAATTATAGTCGTGGAGATTTTCATATTTCACCTGTTGCAATGGGGGCTGGAGGAAAAGCATTTAAGTGGGGTGTTGCTGGTTTTTTGACGGAGTATTTGATATGGGGTCTTTTTAGTTCGTTTTTTAAAACACCGGAAGATAACCTTGAAAGTGATAAGGCTGGATATACCTTTACTTCAACAAAAAGTAATGATATTCAGGGAGGGCCAATTCCTCTTATTTATGGTGAAGTTTATACTGGTTCGATTGCTATATCTCAAGGAATAAAGATTGAAGAGGTGGCAGACTGATGGGCTGGGAAGATAACACAAAAGATTTAATTGTCACTAAGGATAGTAGAGATATTAATAATATCTTAGCTACCAGTGGTTCTGGGATGAGATCAAATGCTGTTTTCAAAGGGCTTGATCTGGTATGCGAAGGTGAGATAGAAGGTCTTGTCAATGGCTCAAAGTCAGTGTATCTTAATGGAGTTGTTTTGCAGAATGACGATGATTCCTACAACTTTGAGAATGTGACTTTATCTACTAGATATGGTACTGCTAACCAGACATACATCAAGGACTTTACTCAAGTTGAAACTCCTGTTGCCTCTGGCATGCCAGTTGAATTAATATCTAATTATCCTGATCCTCCAACTTATATAGTAAAAACAATAACTAATACTGATGTAGATGCAGTTAGGGTAAGGGTTGGTCTTGATAGTCTTTACCGAATTAAAAATAATGGAGATATAAAGTCTGCTACTTGCGATGTTCGGGTTGATGTTCAAGTTGATGGTGGTGGGTATGTGTCAGCAATTGGAGGCGTTGGAACTGATGGCGCTTTTTATTTCAAGGGAAAGAGCAAGACAAGATATGAAAGATCAGTAACAATAGACTTAAAGTCATTTGGAGAGGCTACCTCATCTTATGATATAAGAGTGTATCGTGTCAGCCCAGATAGTGATGAAGTTGCTGAACCTAACAACACAATGAACAAGTCATATCTAATGGCGTATACGGAAATAATTAGAGTAAAACTGACTTACCCCTACTGTGTTGTTTTTGGAATTGAATGTGATGCCAAGTCAATGGGAGGTAGCGTACCTGAAAGGATATATCACTTAAAAGGAAGAAAAATAAGAGTGCCGAGTAACTATACTCCATATATAGCTGCAACGTATGGAGATGGGAATACATTTACTGTTGTTGGCAATCAAACTTCTATATTCACGGCAGGGGCGACTTTTAGCTGTAATTGTGGTAGTGATGGGTACAAGGCATGTGTGGTGCTCAATTCCTCATATAGTTCTGTAACCACTGTAAATGTTACATCAGCAAGTGATGTGATAACAAGCAATCTTGTCTCTGCTGAAAGAATTTATACAGGTACTTGGGATGGGACTTTTCAGGTTGCTAAAAAATGGTCTTCTAACAGTGCGTGGGTTTACTATGATATTTTGAGCGAGCCTCTGGCATGTGCAGGAATTAATGTTGGCTATATTGATAAGTGGACTCTATATAACATAGGAAGATATTGCGACGTTCTTGTTGAGGATGGTTTTGGCAAGAAAGAGCCAAGGTTTTCTTTTAACGGGAAGATTGAAAGTGCTTACGATGCCCAAGAGTTATTTAATGTATTAGCTGCCTCGTTCAATGCCATGCCTTATTGGGGTACGGCAATTGCTACCCTTTCACAAGACAAGCCGACTAGTGCTACAAGATTATATACAAATGCAAATGTGATTGACGGTGAGTTCTCTTATGACGGTGTTGGCATAAGAGACATCAATACTGCCGCAGTAGTAGTTTGGAATAATCCAAATGACCTTGGCAAACCTGAGCCTGAATATGTTCCTCATAACTATGGAATCCGAAGATATGGCTATAAAGAGAAAAGGATTAGCACTCTTGGGTGTAATAGTAAAGGGCAAGCTCACAGGATAGGTAAATGGGTTTTAGACTCTGAAGTATTTAAACCTGACAATGTTAGATTCAGGGCAAGTTTTGACTCTATTGATTTGATGCCCGGTGAAGTTATAAAGATAGCGGATCAGTACTATGGAGATAAAAGGTTTGGTTTTAAAATTGCATATACATTGCATAATGGCACTGGAATTGTAGGAGCAGTTGAGTTCACTAAGGAAATTGGTGAAACTTATAGTCTTCATGCAGTCATAAGGGATAGTAATGACGATGCGGTGGTTGAAACTAAAGAGATAACTGCCGCTGAGGCAT